ATAACCGTTGCTTGGGTGACCTATGCGGAGCCGTGGGCTGAAGTTGTGCCCGTGTCTGCCCGCGAGTTCATCCAGTCCGATGCCAAGCAGTCAGAGATCAAGGGCCGCATCGTCATTCGCTATCGCAGTGACGTTGACGCCACACACCGCGCCATCCATCGCGGGAAGTATTTCAACTTGCTTGGCGTGATACCGGACGATGAGTCGGGGAAAGAGCACCTGACCCTGATGACCGCAGAAGGCGTGAATCTGGGCGAATGATCTGGGCGATTCTTGCCACCGGCCCGAGCATGTCTCAGGCCGTGGCCGATTCAGTGCGCGGACGGTGCGACGTTGTTGCGGTGTCCGATGCCTACAAGCTGGCTCCGTGGGCCGATGTTCTGGTTTCGTCGGATCTGAAGTGGTGGCGGCACCACCAGCCAGACTTTCCTGGCGCGAAATACGCAGCAGTGGAAGTCGCCGGGGTTAAGCGATTCGACTGGACGAGCACCGACACCAATTCTGGCCTACTTGGGATCAAGGTGGCTGCGAGCCTTGGGGCAACGAAAGTCCTTTTGCTCGGGTTCGATATGGGCGGTACGCACTTCTTCGGCAAGCACCCAAGCCCGCTGCGGAACACGACAGACGAAAGGTTTGAGGTTTTCAAGAAACAGTTCGCGGATTACCGGCCGCGAGGCGTCGAGATTATCAACTGCACTCCAGGCAGCGCCCTGAAGTGCTATCCAATGGCGAGATTGGATGAAGTGCTGGCTGAATCTTCGCTACACGCTGCCTGAGCGCAGGACGCTGTTTGAGGCGGGGTTGTCCCGCCTGGGGTATGAGGTATGCCACGGGCTTCCGAGCGCCACAGAGGGCGTTCTGGTGACGTGGAACCGCATTGGCGCGGCGAATGCCCTAGCGGAAAAGTTTGAGCAGGCTGGATTACCCGTGATCGTCGCAGAGAATGCGGCGTGGGGTAACGAGTTCGCTGGCAGCAAGTGGTATTCCCTGGCGCTTCGCAGACACAACACGGCTGGCACGTTCCCAGTTGGCGGCTCCGCTAGGTGGGATCGCCTTGATGTCACCCTTGAGCCTTGGCGGCAATCAGGCGAGACCGTAATCCTTCCGCAGAGGGGGATCGGTTCCAAGCCTACGGCCATGCCGCATGGCTGGCCGCAGGATGCTTACCGCAGGCACGGCGGACGTATTAGGCCGCACCCCGGCAGGCAGCCCTGCAAGCCTCTCTGCGACGATCTGGCGAAAGCCGGTCGCGCGGTCACTTGGGGTAGCGGGGCGGCCATACAGGCGCTCCTGTTGGGCATTCCGGTCACTTCGGAAATGCCGGAATGGATCGGCGAGCAGGACAACACTGACGAAGGCCGACTGGCGATGTTCAGGCGGCTGGCATGGGCGCAGTGGCGGCATGAAGAGATCGGATCAGGAGAGGCGTTCGCGTGGCTCTTAGCGTCGTCTGCCTGACCTCTTCGCTCACGCGGTATCTCGTGGTGGCCGAGGCCATGTCTCAAGGCATCCGAGCCTATGGCGATCAGGTAACGGTGCGAGGGTTGGGCGAGGGAAAGATTGGCGCTGACGTGGCGGTCTGCTACGGCTGGAAGCATCACGACATATTCGAGCGGTATCCCAATTTCGTTTATGCGGACTTGGGGTATTGGCAGCGCGACAACTACTACCGGTTTTCGGTGAACGGTTGGTCGCCAAAGGTACGGACTGATCTGTCCGCGAGTCGGCTTGACCGGCTCGGCCTGTCCGTTCAGCCGTGGCGGCAGGATGGCCGTCAGATCATCGTGGCGGGCAGTACCGCTAAGGCGTGCCGAGACCACGGACTTGCGTACATGGACTGGGAAACCCGCGCCTGCAATGCGCTAAAGGATTGCGGAATCCCGGTGGTCTACAGGCCCAAGCCTAACGACCGGAACGCGCGACCCATTCCAGGCTTCGGTTACGACCAGCGCCCCATTGGCGACGCGCTTGCAGCGGCCAACTTATGGGTTACGCATCACAGCAATTCGGCGCTAGACGCTTTGCTGGCTGGAGTGCCAGTCCATTGCGAAACAGGAGCTGGATCACTCTTGAGTGTTCCTATCGAGTCGGCTGCCGCCCCGCCACTTCTGGATGGACGAGAGCAGTTGCTTGCTGGCGTGTCATGGCTTCAATGGACGGTGGAAGAGATGCGGAGCGGCGAGTGCTGGGCGCATCTGAGGACTTACATTTGACAACGTTTGATGCGGTCACGACCTACGCAGATCGCCACTGGGACGAGTACGCAAGCAGGTTTGTCGAGACGTTCCACGCGCACTGGAAAGACGTAAAACTTCGCACGTACACGGATGACAAGCTGGAGGAATTGTCCGACTGGCTGCCTGAGTTCAAGCAGCGGCACAGACACCGGTCTACTGATAACTACCGGTTTGATGCGGTGCGGTTCGCGCACAAGGTCGCAGCCCTAGAGCTTGCCTACCGAGTTGGAAGCGCGGACGTGATGATCTGGATCGACGCAGATTGCGTCACGCACGCGGACGTGGATGCCGAGTGGCTTTCCGGACTGATCGGCTACGGCGACTTCGCGTACCTGCGGCGAGAGAAGAAGTACCCGGAATGCGGCTTCATGATGTTCCGTAGGAATGCGGCTGCGTCGGAACTGCTCCGGCGGATCGTGTCCCTGTATCGGACCGACGACCTGTTCGACCTTCAGGAATGGCACGACAGCTGGGCCATAGAGCAGATCCGGAAAAGCATGGGTGATTTGCTCAAGTGCGTATCCCTGTCGGGTGAATTTGAGAGCAGCGGCCACCCGTTTATCAACGGTCCGCTAGGGGCGCGGCTTGACCACTGTAAGGGCAAGCGCAAGGCGTCCGGAAAGTCCAAGCAGTCAGATTTGAAAACGGCGAGAAAAGAGGATTACTGGCGACATGGCTAAACGCTACGACCAGATTTTGAAGATTGTTGAAAAGATTCGCCCAAAGTCCGTTGTGGAGGTTGGCGTTCACCGCGCCGTCCGTGCGGTTTCGATTTGTGCCGAGGCGTTGGTCCACTCGCCGGAAGTCGAGTACGTCGGCTATGATGTGTTTGAGACTTTGGGCGAGGCGTTCCAAGAGGAAGCACTGAACGGTAAGGGCATGGCAACGGAAGCTGCCGCACGGGATCGGCTTAACAGCCTGGCGAGGAAGTCGCGTAGACGCTTTAGCTATTCCATTGTGATCGGCGACACGCGGGACACACTGCACGGAACCCGCGTCAAGGCCGATCTTGCCTTCATCGACGGTGACCACCGAGTGGACGCCATCGTCGGTGATTACGCTGCGCTAGATGGCTGCCGCGTCGTCATCTTCGATGACTACTACCGCGTTGACGGGGAAGGAAACATTCCTGACCTGAGTCTCTATGGGGCCAATGCAGTAGTAGATGAACTGGCCGCGCAGGGTCGAAAGGTGGAAATTCTGCCGGTTGGTGACAAGTGCAAGCATGGCGGGCTTTCCCACCTTGCGGTGGTCTACCGGTGAAGATTTACATAGGCCATGACAGCCGCGAGCAGGCGGCCTATGACGTGGCCACGAGCACCCTGGCGAAGCATTGCAGCATCGTGCCCGAGCCGTTGCGATCAGACCGGCTTGCAGAACGGGGCCTTCTTCGCCGCACGGTGGACCGTCGCGGACAGATGTACGACTTGCCAAGCAACGCCCCATGCGCCACTGACTTTGCCATCAGTCGGTTCCTGACGCCGATCCTGGCGCAGACCGGATGGGCGCTGTTCGTGGATTGCGATGTTGTGTTCATGGCGAACCCGGCCGAATTGCTAGAGATCGCCGACCCCTCCAAGGCCGTCATGGTGGTCAAGCACGCCCAACAGGGCGGCGGCTACAAGATGGACGGTCAGGTTCAGACGGTCTACTCACGCAAGAACTGGTCGAGCGTGATGCTGTTCAACTGTGACCACCCCGCAAACCGCAGGCTATCCCTGTCTGACGTGAACGATCGTCCGGGCCGCGACTTGCACGGCTTCTACTGGCTACACGACGACGAGATCGGCGAACTGCCACCGGAATGGAACTGGCTGGTTAACGTTGAGGCAAAGCCGGATAACCCGAAGATCGCCCACTTCACCAACGGCGGACCTTGGTTCCCGACATGGGCCGGGGCCGAGCATGACGAAATCTGGCTGGAGGCAAGCCGTGGCTGATTTCCAGATCCAAGGACTTGAAGCTTTCCTTCGCAAGATGCAAGGCGTCAAGAAAGAGATCGTCGGCAAGGCGGTCAGGGCGGCTGCTAACAAGGCCATGCGTTCAGTACGGGACGCGGCGCGCAACAAGGCCCGTGGATTTGATGATCCCGAAACGCCTTCGGACATCGCCAAGAACATAGCGATCAGCACGCGCAACCAGACGAAGCTAGGGCAAGTGATTGCAAAGGTCGGCGTTCGCGGCGGCGCGAAGCCACAGCCCGGCAATGAGGACACAGGCCACTGGCGGTTCAAAGAGTTTGGCACTGAAAAGATGCCAGCCGAGCCCTTCATGCGTCCGGCACTGGAAGAGAACATCCAGACCGTAGTGCAGTCCGTCGTGTCAGAACTTGAACCTGCCTTGGATAAGGCCGTAGCCAAGGCGGTGTGATGTATCCGACTTTCTTCCCAACGCTGATGGCAGATGCCTCGGTGACGGCGGTGCTTGGGTCAAACCCGACAAGGGTTTGGCCCCATAGAGAGGCGCCTCAAACGGGAACCCAGTTTTATCAGCTTCCCTACGCCACGCATCAACTAATCATCGGGTCGCCGGAAAATTACCTGTCAGGCGCGCCAGACATTGATGGGTTTCGGATTCAGTTCAACTTCTATGGTGAAACCTCGGCTCAGGTTATCGAAGCTGCGGCTGCGGTCCGCAGCGCTTTAGAAGACATCGCCTATGTCGTGAGCCTCAATGGCACGGGGAGAGACCCCGACACTGACAACTACACATACAGCTTCGACGTGGAGTTCATGTCGTCGCGTTGATTTAGCCGCGCATAGCCCCGTCGTGAGACGCCGCGACCGCGCGCACAAATTCGCGGTACAGCGCCCAGAGGTTCAGCGCAGGCGGTCGGCTTTGTTATCCGCTGGCGGTCCCTGTGGTGAGCCGAGGCCGCGAGCCTAAATCGCAGTACGCGTCTGCGACCAGACCGCCGTGAGGCGGCCTTTCCCATCTAGATGGAGTAACCACCTTGGCTAAGAAGACCCAGGGAACGCAACTTTATGTTGTGGACCCGGCGGACCTGTCCGTTCTCACCGTTGGCTGCGTGACTGCGATCACCGGTATTTCCGCATCGCGCGACCAGATCGAAACTACCTGCCTTGACTCGGCGGCCCGCACGTATGAAGCGGGTCTGGCGACTCCCGGCGCGGCTCAGTTCACGATCAATTTCGATCCTTCCGACGAATCGCACATGCGCCTGCATGAGCTGTACGTGGCTGGCACCACCCTCAACTGGGGGCTGGGCTGGTCCGACGGCACGGCTGCGCCGACGGCTAACAGCGCGGGCGAGCTTGTGCTTCCCACCAGCCGCAGCTGGATTTCGTTTGACGGCTTCATCTCTGACCTTCCTTTCGACTTCTCGCTCAACTCGGTGGTTACGTCGAACGTGTCGGTACAGGTGTCTGGCTTCCCGGTCCTGACCGAGAAGGTTTAACGGCGAGTAGCAAGTCTTCGGAGCGGTCTGTGGGCGTGTCTCGCCGCACGTTCCCGCGCTCCACCTATCTAGGCGAGTAGAGAATGAACCTGAAAGAACTTCGGGCGAAGGGAGCTTTTGTCTCCGCGCACCCAGTAAAGAAAACCATCACCTGGAAGCATGGTGATAACGAAGACATGACGTTCGATGTCCACATCAAGCGTCTGGCATTCGGCGATTACGAGCGCCTGTTCTTGGCTGACTCGGACGACCGATCCCGCATGGCTCGCGCACTGTGCGAGACCGTCAAGCTTGGCGACGAGGGCAAGGAAGAACTGTCCTACAAAGACGCCTATCAACTTGAGCCTAGCCTCGCCCGCGTTCTTCTGGACGCCGTGAACGAGGTTAACGGCACCCCAAAACACTAACCGCCAGTGATGAGCTGTGGCACGAGCTAGTGCTTGCCATTGGCGGCTGCACGATTGCCGAGCTGAAGCAGCGAATGACCTACGTCGAGTTCATGGCGTGGGTCGCGTATCGGTCTAGGCGGGGACCACTCAACCCAATGCTGCGGCAGGACGGGAACTTCTCCCTGCTGCACGCGCAAATCAACAACGCCTGTGGCGGCAAGGCCAAGCCTGCCGACTTTATGCCGTGGGCGAATGACGACGAATCCGACGCGACCGTTGGGGACGTGATGACAATTCTCACTGGAGCAAGCCAACTTGGCTAGTCGTTCGCTTGGGTCTTTGACTCTCGACCTCATCCTGAAATACGGCGGATTTGAGCAGGGCATGGATCGTGCTGCCCGCACCGCTGACAAGCGGATGAAGGAGATCGAGGCTCGCGCGCTGAAGTTCGGCAAGTTCCTCGGCGGCGCTCTCGCTGCGGGCGCAACTGCTGCCGTTGCAGGGCTTGTTGCGGTAACCAAGCAGGCTATCGACGCGGCAGACCGTCTTAACGACATATCCCAGAGGCTGGGCGTCAGCACAGAAGCTCTGTCCGCGTGGGGGTACGCAGCCCAGCAATCTGGCACTGACCTTGAGGCGCTGAATACCTCACTGACTCGATTCACAAAGAACGTCGCGGCTGCTGCTGATGCGGACTCTAGGCAAGGCAGGCTGTTTGAATCTCTTGGCGTTGACATCAAGGATGCCAATGGGAATCTGCGCAGCGTTGAATCGCTTCTCCCCCAGGTCGCAGACAAGTTCAAGGAACTGAACAACGCAACCCTAGAGGCGGCTCTGGCACAAGAGCTGTTTGGGCGTTCCGGTGGCGAGCTTCTGCAATTCCTGAATCTTGGTTCCGATGGCATCGCCGAATTGACCGAGAGGGCGAGAGACCTCGGGATCATTGTCGGGCAGGAAACGGCCACGGCGGCTGACAACTTCAATGACACCCTTAACGACCTGAGCAACGTAGCAAAGGGACTTGGACTTCAGGTAGCGACTGCGTTGCTTCCGGAGCTAACGAAGCTGCTTGAGAAGCTGGTCGCAATCACAGCCGACAGCGACCGCACGCAGAAGTTCATGAACGACCTATCCACTGTTGTCAGTGGTAGCGCAAGAATATTTGAGTTTGCGGCGGGCCAGATATCGGTCATGGTCGCGCAGCTTGCTGCACTAAAGACAATTGCCGAGGGCGTAATAGGTCTCGACTGGGGTCAGATCAAGCGGGGGATAGCGGGCGGACTCGGTGCGCAGGCACAGAACAACGGGAACATTTCCCGCCTGCTATCTGGGAGTGGCGGCACCGGCTCTGCACCGACTCACCCAGGCGTTGATTTCTCACTTGGTGCCCCACTCACGCCACAGGAGCAGTCTGCGCTAGAGCGCAGGTTGAACGGATTCCTTGCTAACCCAACTGGGGCCAAGAGCAAAAAGAGCCGCTCTGGAAAGTCCGACGCCGAGCGCGAGGCTGAGCAGCTTAAGGCCGCCTATGACCGGATGAACGAATCACTGGCGCAGCAGGTTGCGCTATTCGGTCAGGACGGGGAAGCGGCGCGGGTTCGGTACGAGATTGAGCATGGCGAACTTGTAAAGCTTTCTCAGGCCGAGAAGGACAGCTTGATTGCCAAGGCCGAAAAGCTGGACATGCTGCGCGCCGAGTCTGAAGTCCAGAAGGCTCTGGACGAGACCAACAAGCGGCGCGAGGAAGGCGCAAAACAAGTCCTTGAGGACATCCAGACAGAGCGCGACCTCCTCGGCCAAACCATCGAGTTTCAGGACACATATATCCGGCTTAAGCGCGCTGGGGTTGAAGCCAACTCCGCGTGGGGCCAGTCGATTGTTGAAAGCAATCACGCGCTCCATGAAGAAGCCAAGGCGATAGCCAATCAGGTCGAGCTTATGGACACGTTCCGCACAGAAGCGTCGAACGCACTGGCAGACGTTGTATCCGGCACGAAGTCCTTGAGCGATGCGTTCAAGGACATGTTCGACAACATCGCCCAGCGCATCACGCAGATGATCGCGGATCGTTGGATAGAGCAGATGTTCGGCGAGATGGGATCGACGGGTGGCGGTACCAGCGGTGGCGGGTGGCTGGCAGCCATTGCGGGTCTGTTCGGCGGCGGCAAGGCATCGGGTGGCTGGACCTCGCCCAACACCATGTACGAGGTCAACGAGCGCGGCTTTGAGATGGCGACCGTTCGGGGCCGCGACTACATGCTCACCGGCTCCAACCCAGTGCATATCACGCCTAACCACCAGCTTGCAGGGATGGGGGGCGGCGTTAGCCTCAGTCAAACCTTTGTAGTTCAGGGCACTCCTGACAATCGAACGCGCGAACAAATGGCGCGCACGTCCGGCCGTGAGGCTGCACGCGGCATAGCACGCACAGGACGCTAATGGCTTTTATCAATCAAAGAATGTCGCGATGCGTCGCGGCAGGCTTCGTCGTGGCCGACGTTTGGCAAACGCTGATCGTGAAGCTTGCCAACGGACGTGAGCAGCGCAACGCACAACATCTTTTCCCTGAGTGGCGGGCTAGGGCGAACTATGCCGCCTTCACTGCGGAAGATCGACTGGAGTTGAGATCCATGTTTCTGGCCTGCCGTGGTCAGCTGCATGTGTTCCGTTTCAGGGATGAGAGTGACGGGGCAGAGTCGTACACGGCAACAAACCAACCGCTGCTGACCGTTGGTGGCGTCACCTATCTTGCCAAGGCTTACACATTCGGTAGCGAGACAGCCTACCGGCTGATTCAAGCTCCCGTTACGGCAACCCTGTCCGGCGCTGGTTCGGTGGACATGAACACTGGCGTTGTGACTGGGTCGTCTCCTGGCGACACATGGTCAGGGACGTTTGATGTGTGGGTTCGGTTCGACTCAGACGAAAACCAGATCACGGCCGAGACGCAGAGTTTCCACCGGACGGACATCGGTCTTGTCGAGGTCCGCCGATGAAGTCGATCCCGATTGCGCTCCAGTCGCATCTGGACGAGGACGCAACGACCCTTTGCCAGCTCACCCTAATTGAGACGAAGGACGGCACGGTCTACGGCTTCACCGATCTGGACATGGATGTTGTCTATGACGATGGCGACGGCTCGGTCACGTATCAGGCTGAGAACGGGTTTACGCCTTCGCGTATGCAGGCGTCCGCAGACCTTGCCGTGGACAACGCCGAGATCAACGGTCTTGTCATGGATACGGGAATCACTGAAGCCCAGATTCGTGCGGGCCTATTCGACTATGCCCGCGTCAAGGTCTACCGTGTCAATTACATGGACCTCACGCAAGGCCACGAGGTCATTGCCTCCGGCACTGCGGGCGAAACGACGTTCAGCGCGAACGGTTGGAAAACCGAGTTCCGCAGTCTGACGCAGCAGCTAAAGCAACCTATCAGCAAGCTGTATTCGCTGACGTGTCGAGTTGCGTTTGGCTCGGCCCAGTGCGGCAAGTCCTTTACGTGGGTGTCCGGAACCGTAACGGATGTTGGGGCTAACCCAAAACGTCAGTTCACCGACACCGCGCTAACTGAAGGCGAAGACTATTTCAAAGACGGCGTAGTTGAGTGGCTAACCGGAAACAATGCAGAAGCACAGATGGAGGTTGACGAATACCTTCATTCCAGCTCCAACTCGCCCACGTTCGCCCTCGCGCTTCCCATGCCCTATGCCATCCAAGTCGGCGATACCTACCGCGTGCGAAAGGATTGCAGCAAGGAATGGGGCGATGCGGATAACGGCTGCCTGTTCCATTGGGCCGCAGATCGCGCGCTGCATTTTCGCGGTGAGCCACACATCCCCATCGCCGATGGTGGCCAGAACATGGTCCCCGGCGCAATGATCGACAGGGCGTAAATGACCGACTGCGCACATTGCCGCAAGCAAGCGGCACGGGCAGCTATTGCCCCGGAAAACGCGCCCGCCGTCGTTCGCCTCGATCTTGCCGCACGCAAGTACCTCGGCGTTCCGTTCTTGCATCAGGGCCGCAACCCTGCGGTTGGGATCGACTGCGTTGGTCTGGGGCAACTCGCCGCACGCGATTGCGGACTCACAACTCCCGACTGGGCCGACTACGGCCGCAACCCTGCGAACGGAATGCTGGAGGCGCGGCTGCGCGCCATCTTCGGCGCTCCGGTCTGCTGCGCCTCTCCCGGTTGTGTCGTGTCCATCGACTTCCGTGGACAGACCCGACACGTCGCCATCGTTGGCGAACATCCGCACGGCCTCTCCCTGATTCACACCGCATCGAACGTCGGCCGCGTGGTTGAACACGCGCTCACCGAGACCTGGCGCAAGCGCATCACCGGCATCTATCGCGTGGAGGCATCCGCATGAGCGGGTCCACGATAGGCGGTGCCATTGGCTTTGTCGTTGGCTCGTTCTTTGGCATGGGCCAAGTCGGCTGGATGGTTGGTTCCGCCATCGGCGGATACATTGATCCAGAGAAGATTGAGGGTCCGCGTCTTTCTGACGCCCGCACTCAAACATCCCGCGACGGCGTTGCCATTCCATTCGGTTGGGGCACGTTCCCGCTCGCCGGAAACATCATCTGGCAGCAGCCGACTGTTACCGAACACAAGAACACCGAGACGCAAGGCAAGGGCGGGCCAGAGGTCACGACCTTCACCTACACGCGAAGCTATGCGGTCGGTCTGTGCGAGGGCCCGATTACCGGCATCTTGCAAATCAAGCGCAACGGAAAGCTGGTCTACGACGCTCGCGACGATGCAACGCTTGAGGCGGAATATCAGGAATCGCTAGGCCCACTGTCCACTGTGGGCGATTGGTTTGACCGCATTCGCCTGCAACGGGCGATGAACACGCGCTTCATGAACAACTGCGAGGTCTATCTCGGCGACGAGACACAGACGCCCGATCCGACGATTGAGTCTTACGAAGGCGTTGGCAACGTGCCTGCGTATCGTGGACTTGCTTACATCGTGGTCACCGATGACGACGTGACCGACTTGCAGGGTGCGATTCCTCAGCTTGAGTTTGTCATTGCCGCGTGCGGTACGACTTCAACATCGACTAGCGGCGACGGCGCGGTATCCATGCTGGCGGTGGGCCAGTCGCGTGACGTGCCTGAAGCCGATCCGTGCTGGGCAACACTGGACTCACTCAATCCGCCATCGTTCGTTGGCATCCCCCGATCCACTGGGGCCAATCTGGATACCAACCCCAGCCCCGCGTGCTGGAACGGCGTGTATTCGATCATCCAATTGAACGATGGGGTCGGCCGCTATTCCATCGACAACATGCAAACGTGGGTCACCTCTTCGTCGCCAGCGGGATTCAATACACATACAGCCGGGCCTGCCGGATTCGTTGGTCACGCTGGCGGATCGACCAATAAGCTATACAAGGCCCCAGTCGGAGTACCCGCCGAATACACGGAGATTCCAGGCGCTCCGGAGGCAACGGCCAATATTCGCTACACCGGCAGCATGTACACGCTGTACGGGTACCTCGGCGACGGAATCATTCGCACTTGGACCTCCACAGACCTAGTTGAGTGGACCAACCGCTACGTCTCAACAGTTGGGGCCGGCTATTACGAGATCCACGACATCATCGAGTTTGGCGGCAGCATCTATGTCGCTGGGCGATGGTTTGATGGATCAATAAGTCGATACCAGTTCCGTCGCTCTGACGACGGCGGGTATACGTTCCCGACGCTGCTCCTTGAGGACAACATCCACATTCCATATCACTTGGAATCTGGTAACGGAATCCTCGGGTGCATGACGAAAGACGGTTATGCCTATACCAGCGCCGACAATTTCGCCACGCCGGTTGACACCGGATTGGATGACACATACTCAAGCCGAAACCGAGCGCTTGAGTATGTGGGGGGCTACTTCTACGTCTTAGGCGCGTTGGCCGGCAACCTCTACTACGCCACCGCTTCCGATGACATGCAGTCGTGGTCGTCCATCGTGGACACCGGACTCGCAAGTGTCGAAGCATTGGTTGGCCCCGAGGGCGGATTCGTTGGGGAACCACTGCCTGACGCTCCGGGTTGGTACGTAGACCAGCAGGGCATTGTTACCGGCCCCGGAGGAACGGTTGTCACGCCGTGCGAAGGCGTTGCCCTGTCCACCATCGTTGGAGAAATCTGCGAGATGGAGGGCCTAACGTCTGATGAGTACGACGTTTCGCAACTGGAGGACATCTTTGTTCCGGGCTTCCGCGTAGCCAACGAGGGCGACGCAGCCAGCGCCATTGCAGCCCTTATGCCAGCCTACTTCTTCGATGTGGGCGAGTGGGACGGCAAGGTTCGCTTCATCCTTCGCGGCGGCGATTCCAGCTTTGCGATCAACGGGGATGATCTCGTTGAACGAGATGGCGATGCGTTTGAGCGCGAGCGGATGCAGGAGGCGGAACTCCTGCGCCGTGTCACGGTGGGCTACATCGACCCTGCCGCTGCCTACGGCCCGACAACCCAGAAGTGGGAGCGCCGCGCTGGGACCGTGCAGGCGAAGGGCGAAGCGTCGATGGAGCTTCCGCTGACGCTTGATGCGGACAGTGCAGCGACCATTGCGAAGAAGCGCGGACTGACGGCGTGGGGCGAGCCGGAGAAACAGAAGTTCTCGCTGCCTTACCGGCTGGCCGCGCTCACGCCAACAGACGTTGGCACTTACACGGACGACGACGGCGAGATTCACACCCTCCGCCTGATGCAGGCCGAGGACGATTCCGGCATCCGCTACATGGAAGCCGCGACCAACTCGGCAGAAGCCTACGGCGCAACGGCGACGGGCGTATCACCAAAGCCGCCTGCGTTGTCCGGCGTAAACCTGCTAGGCCCGACGAAGCTGGCCGTAATGGACCTGCCAATATGGCGCAGCACCGACGCTGACGACCTCGGCCTGTACGTCGCCGCATCGGGATACTTCGGAGCGTGGCAGGGGACGCAGATTGACGTTTCCACGGACGAGGGCGTGAGCTACGTCAGCGCGGCAACGATCACGGCGGCGGCAACGATTGGCTACACGACCACCGCACTTACTGCGTGGGAGAGCAGCGAGACGCCAGAGGAACAGGAGGTCACGGTCTACCTGCCGGACGCTCCGGCATCGGTCGATTACGCGACGTTGCTCCGATACAACAACCGGGCAGCGGTGCAGCTCGATTCTGGCGCGTGGGAAATTCTCCAGTACCAAACCGTTACGGCGCTGGGCGACGATCTCTACACGCTCTCCGGACTCCTTCGTGGCCGATACAGCACCACGCCTGGAGTTGTGTCCGCCAACTCGACCTTCGTCCTGCTTAACGCTGCGGTGCAGTTCGTCCGCACAGAGCGTGACTACCTCGATACCACGCTAACGGTTCGTGCCACGACGTTGGGCACCAGCTCCGACTCTGCCGTGCCGGTCGAGTACGACTTCAGCGAAGGCGCGTCTCAGACCGAATGGCCTGTCCACAACGTGGAAGCAGAGCGCGACGGCTCAGACAACGTGACCGTGACGTGGGTCGGCCGCGCGCGACTCGGCACGGAAACCAGCCCGTACCAATCGACGCACTTCACCGGCTACCGCGTGACGTTTGACGACGGCGTGACCGAAGAGAGCTTCGACACGACGGACACGACTTACACCCTCGCCAGTGCGGCCGACCCAATCACCGTCACCGTCGCGCCCCTTAACGACATCACGGGCGCAGGCCCGGCCAGTGCAGGAATCACCGTCTAATGGCAACTACGAACCTCGCTCTGACCGAGATGCCAAGCAATAGCTTGCAACCCTCGGTTCCGTTCAATGCAGATATTCTGAAGATCGATGCTGCGATAGCCGGGACGCTCACGATTGAGTTTTCTAGCGACGCCAACCTGACGCTGACCGAAGCGCAATACCAGCAGAGCGCGCTGGTCTTTACCGACTCGCCCTCCACGCTGACGGCGGGGCGGGATGTGGTATTCCCCGACCACTTCCCTCTGATGTACGTAAAGAACAGCACGGCTCAAACGCTTACGCTGAAGAAGTCAGGGCAGTCAGGCGTCACTGTGCTTGCGGGCGCGGAGGCCATCGTCGGCTCCGGCGCATCCGATGTGGTTAAGGTGTCGGGCGGCGGCACCGCATCACAAATTTCTATCGTTGATGCCGGAGCGTACTTCACCGGAACAGACGTGGAAGCCGCTTTGCAGGAACTGGGGGCGGGCGGTGGTGGCGGCGGCGGACTGACACATTTCACAGAGGCCGCCAACAGTTCAGCGCCCAACGGAACTGTTCCTGTTGTCTCCCTAGCCGCGACCAACGCAGCAACCAACGTGGACGTGGCACTTGCCCCCAAAGGAACGGGGGGGCTGGCCGCGCATATCGCGGACAGCGCCAGTACGGGGGGCAACAAGCGAGGCGCTAGTGCGGTGGACTGGCAAACGGTTCGCTCCGTAGCGTCACAGGCAGCTACCGGTTCGCAGTCGGTCATCGGTGGAGGCTCTGCCAATACGGCATCCTTCGCCAACTCTACTGTTGCTGGCGGGATCAGCAACACCGCATCGGCTGCATACGCCACCGTTACCGGCGGAAACAGCAACACCGCATCCGGTCAGTACTCAACCGCAGGCGGGCGTAGCAATGTGGCGTCTGGAGCGCAGTCAACCGCGTTCGGCCACACCAATACGGCATCTGTAGCCTCAGCTACAGCTTTTGGACAGAACGGTACGGCTAACGGAATAACATCCTTTGTGATGGGCACGGCGGGGAATGCCCGGAGCATTGCCAATTCCCGAGTTCTCGGCTCCGGCACGGGGCGGCAGGAAACGTGCGTTGTTCTCTACAAGAACACCACGGATGCCACGCCCACTGTCTTAATTTCTGACGGAGGCGCTGCATCAGCAACAAACCAATACGCGCTTTCGTCCGGCATGGCGTCCTGCCTGAACATCATGATCGTCGCGAGGCAGACCGCAGGCACCGGAACTGGCGCGGTTCACGCTTGGCAAGCGTTTGCGCTCATAAAGAACATCAGCGGCACGACTTCGCTAGAGGCGGCGGTAACGCCGACCACTGTGGCGGGGTCCACTTCATGGACGGTCGCGGTCACGGCCGACAGCACCAACGACACGCTGGTCATCACGGTTACCGGAGAGGCGAGCAAGACGATACAGTGGACCGCCCGAATCGTCGGGGTAGACGCCTAAACGCGGAGGGATAGTTCATGGCAACTTATGTACAACGTGCGGTCGCGATCTTCGATGCGGTGGTCAACGGAACAGCAACGGTCGCCCAGCAGAACGCCATCGTGCAGGCGTGGTGCCCCAACCTCCCGGCCGAGTACACGCAGGCCCAGAAGGCGCAGGCGTTCGTCCGCACGGTGGTCCAGCACACCCGAGCGTGTTACCAGAGCCAGATTCAGCAGACCAGCATCGACGCGGCCATCGCATCAGCCGCAACGCAGGCGACGACCGACATTCCAGAGGCTTAACATGCCTCAATGCTCCCACCCGGCTACCGATGGCACGACGCAGACAGCCGTGACACGCCGGGCTGGTGGCAGCTGCTGAACGAGTCGGGTGGTGTTGCGGCGCAGATCCAGCCTCTTGAAGGGCGCTACTGGATCACGGTCGGCCTCGACGGCTACGCGCACGCGGTCAAGAACGGCAGCACGGTCAGCCTTGAACGGGCTAAGGCGCATGTGGAGCGGTGGGCGGGGGAGAGGGCTGCGGGGCACAGATAGTCGTTCCGCAATTCCTCGGCTACCCCAATATTCACCGGGAAATACTGCATTAGTAATTCTACTAAATGCGGAAACCGGATCGCGGTTTTCGCCTTGTTTTATGCGATACGTAGTCGGACTTTTAATCCGCTGGTCGTCGGTTCGATTCCGACACGACCCACCAGTAATTCAAGGCGATTCGGAGATTGGCCCGTTTCCGCAATCGGGAATATTTTCCGCAAAATCATCGGCGATGACCCGCCACATCCCGTAGCTAAGAAAGGCGAACGAAAATATCAAGAACAATCCCATCGCCAGCATGGCAATAGAGCCCACAATGCCTATAGCCCGTTCAATCCAGTAATCCATCATCCCATCACCTCGTTGGTGTGACCTTATCGCCGCGCCGGTTCCTGACGTACTGCTCTGTCATCGTCACCGACGCGTGCCCCAGTTGCTTCTGTGCCTGACGAATGTCGCCAGACGATTCTGCCTTGTCCGTTCCCGCCTTCGCCCGCAGATCGCGGAACTGAAAGGCGTCTTTCGCAATCCCTGCCAGCCTGCGTGCCTTGTCGAAACGGTAGCGCAACGCGTCCCGCCTAAGCGGCATTCCATCCTCTCCCACAATCAGCCGAGTGCTGTAGACCTCGCACCCGCGCTTCCTCGCCTTGATCCGGTCAATGACGGCCTTCAGCTCGCCCTGCACCTCGATCCGGCGCTTCGTGTTCGTCTTCCCCTGCTTGATGTGTAACGCCCCGTCCCTGATGTCCGTGTCGTCGTAGGAGCGCGTGTCTGCGGGCCTCTGTCCGGTCAGGTAGGCTAGGTCCAGCGCGTCCCTGAGCGGCTGGTCTGCGTGCTTGTAGACGGCCTCCAGCACACTGTCCTCCACGTACACGTCCCGGCCAGTTTCCGTGTTGCCTTCAATGCCCTTGCATGGGTTCGGCGCGTCGGTGTAACCCCACTTCCTCGCCTTGTTCCACATGTGGGAGAGCAGCGCTTTCTCACGGTTGGCACGCACCAAGGCAACGGTTCCGTGCTTCGTCCGCCAATCCATGTACTGCGCGACGTGCATCGGTTTGATGCTTGCCAGTGGTGCGGGAGGCTCGCCAAAAAATACCTGCAACTTCTTCCACTCGTTCAGGTTGTCTACCTGAGTACGCGGACCCTTATTGGGTACAACCTCGCGCACGTATCGCTCCCATACGTGGGGGAGCGTCACTATCTCTGGCGTGGCGTGGTCGTCCGCCTCTAGTTCGGCCCACTTGCGCACGGCGTCGGCGTAGACGCGGCCCAGAGGAACCTCGGCGGGCTTCTTGGGCCGCTGGTCGTAGTAGTAGTACGTCACCCGCCCACGCACGCGGGCACGCATACGCGGCGGCAGATGGCGGAACTTGCTGGTGCGGTTTCGGCCCATTAGGCGGCGTCGAGTGCTTTGGAGCGCCAGGTGGATTCTTCCGGCTTCGCTCGCTCTCCGTTGACGGCCGATAGTGGCACGACCGGCCAGCCTGCGGCGTTGATCGTATGCCGCACTCCGTTCTGGCGCAGCGTGCGTAGCTGCGTGTCGCGGGTATGCGCGCCCGTCATCTCGGCAACCTGCCCGTGAGATCCCGGTGTCAGAAACAGTCGCTCGCTCACGCTCCACCTCCCTCGCCGTCACCCGCTGGTAGTAGGCGGACGCGCTTGCCCTTCACGGACTCCGGGTTGTCCATCTGCACCACGGCGCCAGTGCATGCACTCACGAAGTCTGGACCGCTTTGCCCAACAACGAATCCAACCGGAGCCGCCAACACCCGCGCCTCCAGCGCCCGCAGCCGGTCCAGTTCGTCCAGCAGAGCTTGGCCGTGTCGGCGAATGAAGATGCCCGCCTTGTGGCCCACTGGCCCGTGGACTTTGTAGTGCTCGATTTGCTCCGCAAGCTTGCCGCGCAGCTCATTGGTATCAACCATTGCTGTCCTCCAGCAGGTAGCGGTCAAGCTTGGGGAACAGGGCGCGCGCCATGAACCACAGCGTCAGCATGCCAATGACCACGGAGGCAATGGGCGAATCCTCTCCACGAAGGCAAAGAAAGCAGATAAGCGCCAGCGCCAAGTTTGCTTCGGATCGCGTCATCACTCGCCTCCCTCGCCTGAGCTGGGGAGGGGTTTAGCCCGGAATGCCGTGACTATTTCGGCAACGGCAGACCCGACCACACTGATTAGGATGATCGTGCCGATGCAGGGCCAAAAGCCGCTCAGTACAAACTTCAGGATCTCAAGCATCAACTTTCCCCCGGCCGTGCCGTTGTGCGTGGCGGCGTAGGTAGCGGCGCGCCCACTTATGCAATTCGACTGGAACATGAAACCTGAAGGCCCGTCCGTATGGCGTAGCAATCGGATACGGACTGACCCCGTAGCAGCGAAGCGCACACCTTGCCATCTGCACTGACTTACCCATTGCCCGCGCCCCTGGCTGTGTCGATGGAGGCGTCTAGGTCGTGCCCCGGTGCTGAAAAGTCGATGTCCAGCGAAGGCGCGCCCTTGTTGTGCGGCATATCCGAAACCCATTCGCGCTTGCAGTTGTCGCGCAGCCACAGGTAACGCTCGGCGTTCGCATCCCGCTCGCGCTGGAGGGATGCCAGCTCGGTTAGTGCGTCGTCGTAATCCTTGCGGAACTCGGCAGCGTCACGCTTCACCAATTCGGCCAGCGTCGGATACACCAGCGCGGCAGGGGTAGGATCGCCGTCGTTGTCAAAGCCAAGCGTTGCCCGCGCATCCCAGCAGGCTTGGCGTAGTTCGGCATGCCGCTCAAAATCACGCGCGGTTTCGTAGTTAGGCAGCACTAGAAGCTCGCGGCCATCCTTAAGCGAAATGATCCCGTTCTTCTCGCCGTGGCCGCTACAGGAAGCCACAGTACGCACGCCACCCGCATTCAAGGCCTGAACAAGGTCAGCGATCTCCGGGTCACACCAGACCGTGGGAATGCCAGCTTGGTCACGCTCGACTACGACCATGCGATCCTCTCTGGACTGAGACATATGCACCTTCTCGGCGGTGGTCGGGTTGGTCATGGCTTCACCTGTAGCGCGGCGGTCAGGGCGGCACGCATCTCATCAACAGGGAATCCCTTAGCCCCGCTTGGGCCGAAGAACCGCGCACAGGCTGCCTCGACCATCGCATCCGACACCGCGCCCTGCGGCTGCTCTGCCCATGCGGCGTTCCAGCCATCAAGCGCAACTTGCCGGTGCTGACCGGCAGCGACTTGGCAATACTTGCTTGCACGCCACCACGAATCAAAATCACCCGCCACCGCCTCGGGCTGCTGCGCTGAAAGGGCGCGGATGGCTGCGTCTAGGGCGTCGCGCTGCCACTGAGGTGCCTTTGGGTTGATGCTGCGAAGCTCGCGCAACACCCTCACATGGTCGTCGTTAGCTGCCACGGGAAAACATCTCCTTAATCTTGTCGATCAGACAAACGATGCAGCCGCCGATCACAAACACAATGGCAGCGTATTTGGAGGGGAATTTCATTTGCCATCTCCTGCGCCAGCGGGGGCGAGCATGGCGGCGCGCCACTGCCCTAAGCGGATATCGTTGTAGGTGAACTCACCGACGATCCGAACGTGCCTGAAGGCGACGCTAAGGAACTCGGCACACTGGTCATCAGTCCAAGGCGTCGGCGGCAGAATTTGCATGCCAGAGCCGACTTCAATCCCCTCCGGCATCGCGGGCGCGGCTGCCGCGAACTCGGGGCGGGTGAGGGTGGCGCAGGTCTTTTCGTGCAGGACTCGGCTCGCTAGACAATCGCACTCCCGCTCCCCGCTTCCGGCGCGCAGTGCATCAGCGCGGCCAGCTTCCCATCCCTTACGGAATGTTTCGGCTTTGTCATCCCCACCGCTGGCGGCTGTGGAGGCGAGGGCTTGGATGGCGTCTGCCAATCTAATGCTTTGCGCCTTAGTGACTCGGGCGGGCACGTCAAGAGAATTTATCCATTCCAGAACTTTGCTTAGTTCGTCTAGTACACCGATCTTCACCGCCGAGCTGCTGGGCGCGGGTGGGGTGGTGCTTTTGATCGCCCATTGCGCCTGTCGGAAGATTCGCGGCGCGTGCCAGTTTGGATCGCTGATGATTGTGTGCGGACCCGGATAGTTCAGGCAGAACCATGTTGCAAACGTCTTCTGAGCTTCATCGCTATCCGCCTCCCCGCCTTGCGCGGTGAGGGTGGATCGCTGTTGTAGCCAAGACAGCGCCGCGCCTAGCGTGTTCTGTCCCGCCTCTTGGTCGTCCAATGGCACGAGGAAGTCCACGCCGTTCGCACGCATCTTGCGGAACCAAGCGTCTCCGACGTGGCACGTTTCGCCGATCACAAGCGTCTCTACCTGCGGCAGCTCATTGGGGGTCATGCGGAGGCTCCTTGTGAGCGGGCGACACGATAGACGCTCTCGTCCCAGAACCCGCCGGCCTTAGTTGCCCAT